GACTTGACGCATGGCAACAGGAAAAAGGCTGACCGAATTATTTGGAGTCTCCAAGGGCGTTTTGAGCATGGGCGCATCATCTTGAATCAAGACGAAGATTGGGATATTTTCCTTGACCAACTGCTGATGTTCCCTGCACAAGGAGTCCACGATGACTTGCCAGACTCACTCAGTTATCTTGACCAGTTAGCGGTCACTTCCTATTTTGAGGGAGATGAAGATGAAGACTGGCAACCTTTAGACATAATAAGCGGGGTTTAAATGGACGAACAACTAGATCAAAACGACTTTGTAGAACCTACGGAAGGTGATAAGGAACTGGTTTCCTTTGTTGTTGACCATTGTGACCGCTGGCGTGACTACCGAGATAGCAATTACCTTGACGCTTGGCTAGAGTACGAGCGTATTTTCCGTGGTGAGTGGGCGGCAGAAGACGCTAGTCGTGAATCTGAGCGTAGCCGACTAATAACGCCTGGCACTCAACAAGCCGTTGAAACCCGTCACGCTGAGATTATTGAAGCAATCTTTGGTCAAGGCGAATACTTTGACATCAAAGACGACATCCAAGACATTGATGGAAACCCAATGGATGTTGGCAAACTCCGTGAGCAACTCATGGAAGATTTCTCCAAAGACAAGGTTCGCAAATCTATTGACCAAATCGTTTTGATGGCAGAAATCTATGGTTCTGGCATAGGCGAGATCATTGTCAAGACTGAAAAAGAATACTATCCATCGACTCAGCCAATCCCAGGCCAAGTTAACCAAGCCGCCATTGGCGTGATGGAAAAAGACCGCATTTCTGTGCGAATCAACCCTGTAAATCCTAAGAACTTCTTGTTTGACCCTAATGGCACAAGCATAGATGACTGTTTAGGCGTTGCTGTGGAGAAATTTGTCTCCATGCACAAGATTGTCCAAGGCATTGAGGCTGGTGTTTACCGAAAAGTAGACATCAATACCGATCCTGATGATGCTGACTTAGAGCCTACCCAAGAATCTACACAGTTCAAGGACAACAAGGTTCGCCTGATGACCTACTATGGTCTTGTCCCACGGGAATACCTTGAGAATCTTGAAGAACAGAAAGACATTGTTGACTTATTCCCTGAGAATAGCGAAGCAGATACCTATACCGACTTGGTAGAGGCTATTGTTGTGATTGCTAACGACTCATTATTGTTGAAGGCAGAGCCAACGCCTTACATGATGAAGGATCGCCCGATTCTTTCCTACCAAGCAGACACAGTTCCTAACCGAGTTATGGGTCGTGGCACAGTAGAGAAAGCCTACAACATGCAAAAGGCGATGGATGCGCAAATCCGTAGCCATTTAGACTCTCTCGCCTTGACAACTAGCCCCATGATTGCGATGGATGCTACCCGTCTACCACGAGGTGCTAAGTTTGAAGTCAAGCCAGGCAAAGCAATCCTGACTAATGGCGCACCTGCTGAGATTTTGATGCCATTTAAGTTTGGCACAACTGACCAAGGCAATATTCAAACTGCTACTGCTTTCCAAACGATGCTGTTACAGGCTACTGGTACGCTAGACTCACAAGGTTTAGTCTCTGCCGTAGCCCGTGATGGTGGTCAAGGCGGTATGTCGATGGCAATTGCCTCGATTATCAAGAAGTACAAGCGTACTTTGGTGAACTTCCAAGAAGATTTCTTGATGCCGTTTGTCAAGAAGGCGGCCTTCCGCTATATGCAGTTTGACCCAGAGCGTTATCCTTCTGTGGACATGAACTTCATTCCTACGGCTACGCTTGGCATCATTGCCCGTGAGTACGAACAACAGCAGTTCATTGGTCTATTGCAGACATTAGGGCCAAACACCCCTGTCATGCCGTTGATTCTGAAGGGAATTGTGGGCAATAGTTCGTTCACAAACCGCTATGAATTGATGGAAGCATTGGCTCAGATGAGCCAACCTGACCCACAAGCCAAAGAAATGCAACAAGCACAGCAACAATTGGCGTTGCAAGCGGCACAGGCGCAGATTGCAGTCAATACGACTCAGGCTGAACAGAATCGTGCTGATGCTACTAAGACAATGATTGAGGCTCAATTGTTGCCACAAGAGGTGCAAGCCAAAGTCACCAACTCAATGACGCAAAATCTTCCAAATTCAGACGAAGCGGCAAGCCGTGAGTTTGATAAACGAGTTAAGATAGCGGAGTTGATGCTCAAAGAAGCAGACATCAAGAACAAATCCAAGATTGTTGAGTTACAGATGGCTGACAAACAGAACAAAGTGCAAGGAATGGAGCAAGACTTCCTTGACCAACTGACAAAACAACTATCTTCAACCCCACCAAAGGGTGAATAATGGATATTGAAAGCCTAGCCAAGGAGTTAATCCTTAAAAACATGAATTCAGAACAGCAACTCGCTGTTTTGGAGGGGATTAAGGCTTCTGTCGCCCAAGCAAAAGAGGTTCAAAAGCAACGTATTGGCGAAAATGTCGGTATTGTTGTTGACGCTCTCAAAAAGATTGAAGTTGACATCCGCTCTCGCTATGACGAAGTGGGAAATGCCATTGAAAAGCGTGTTGCTTCCATTAAAGATGGAAAAGACGGCAAAGATGGAAAGGATGGTCGCAATGGCAGAGATGGACGTGATGGAAAGCAAGGCGTTCAAGGAATTAAAGGCAAAGATGGACGAGATGGGCGTGATGGAACGGATGGGGTTGATGGTATTAGTGTCACCTCTGCTCGGATTGATTTTGATGGTAGCCTTATCATTGGTTTGTCTAGTGGTGTTGAACTCAATGTTGGTGAAGTTGTTTCTCCTGACCTTGCGGAATCAATCAAAGTTATTACTAATGGTGGTGGCACTTCTCAGTATGTACTCGATACTCTAGCCTCCCTACAAAGTCAAATCAATACGCTGATTCCTAGCCAAACTGGGAACTCAGGTAAGTTCTTGACTACCAATGGAACTGCACTTTCATGGTCTTCTGTTGCTGGTGGACTAAGTTACCAAGGCACATGGAACGCATCTACTAATACTCCTACATTGGCGAGTAGCACAGGCACAAATGGTTACTACTACATAGTTGCAACAGCAGGAAGCACTAACTTAAACGGCATTACTGATTGGCAAATTGGCGATTGGTTGATGTTTAATGGTTCTGTTTGGCAAAAGATTGACCAAACAAACTCAGTTACATCTGTTAATGGACAAACTGGTGCAGTATCGGTAGGAACTGTTACTTCTGTATCTGCTTTAACACTAGGGACAACAGGAACTGATTTAAGTTCTACTGTTGCCAATAGCACCACAACCCCAACAATTACTTTAAATGTTCCTACGGCTTCTGCAACAAATCGTGGTGTATTAAGTTCTGCTGATTGGACAACATTTAATAACAAGGGTTCTGGAACTGTTACTAGTATTGCGGCAACTGCTGGAACTGGTATCAGTATTTCTGGTAGCCCAATTACTTCTAGTGGAACTTTAACAATTACAAATACCTCACCAGATCAGACAGTTGTTTTGACTGGTGGAACAGGTATCACGACAAGTGGCACTTATCCTAACTTCACAATAACGAATAGTTCTCCTGATAGAACAGTTGCATTGACTGGTTCAGGTACAACTAGCGTTACAGGTACATACCCAAACTTCACCATCTCATCTAGCGATGCCTATACGGGAACTGTTACTAGCGTAACGGCTGGTACAGGTCTGACAGGTGGAACTATCACGACAAGCGGAACTGTGGCATTGGCTACAACTGCTGTGACTGCGGGTAGTTACACGGCTACGAATATTACTGTTGATGCGTATGGACGGATTACTTCAGCCGCCAACGGAACTGCTGGCGCATCTATCAGCAATGACACGACTACATCAAGCAATCTTTATCCATTGTTTGCGGCGGCTACTTCAGGTACGCCTTCAACGATTTATACAAGCAATGCTAAGTATTTGTATAAGCCAAGTACGGGTGAGTTAACTGCGCCAGTTCATGTATCTTCAAATGGTATAAATGTGAACTCAGCAACTGTGAGTACAAGTTACACGATTGCTAGTGGTAATAATGGATTCTCGGTAGGCCCGATAACTGTGGCATCGGGTCAAGCGGTAACAGTCGCATCTGGACAACGTTGGGTTGTTTTATGACCATAAAAATTAGAACAGAATTAGAATTGAATCGTATCAAACAGGCATGGAAAATGTCTGATGATGGTGTTCTTATATGGATTAGTGGATTTAATTTTGGAAAACCCGTTGGTATACAAACTTTAAAAAATGGTAGTCAAAATTGTTATTTGTCTGTTGATGGAGTTCTAAAAGGCTATTCTGTTGGACAAGTTGCTTGGTTTTTGTATAGTGGTTCATGGCCTACAAAAGAAATAGACCATATTGATTGCAATCCCAAAAATCATAAAAAAGACAACTTACGTTTTGCTACAAGAGCAGAACAATGTAGAAATAGAATTGCTGGAAAAGCAAATAGGCCAAATAAAGGCGTTTATAAAAGAAATTATGGAAATAAATGGTCTGCCCAAATTTGGATAAATGGGGTTTGTAAAAATCTTGGAACTTATGAATCTGAAGAAGATGCAATTGAAGTTCGTCAACTGGCAACAGAAATGATGCACGGTTCTTTTGCTAACACTAAATCGTATGCAATTGGAGTTCAAGCATGAGTCAAGTAATTATTGCTGGAGATACAAGCGGAACGATAACGCTACAAGCGCCAGCGGTGTCTGGTTCTAGCGTGTTGACATTGCCAGCGACTACCGCAACATTGGCAACATTGACTACGCCATCGTTTACAACAACTATTGGCGTGGGTGCGGCAACTGCATCGGCAAGCGGTTCTGGTATATCTTTCCCCGCAACCCAATCAGCATCATCTAACGCAAACACATTGGATGATTATGAGGAAGGTACTTGGACGCCGGGAATTCAAAATTCTTGTGGATTTTCCGTTGGCGCAGTTAATTCAGCAATTTATACCAAAATAGGAAATACTGTCTTTATTCAAACATATTACACATTAACAGGAACAGGTAACAGTACTGCTTTCACGGTAAGTGGGTTGCCTTTTTCAGTTCCATCTGGCGTCTATTGTACGGGCGCGGCAGATATAGGAACAGGTGGTGTACTAGGTGCGTATGTTAGAACTGAATCTACTAACACATACGCAACATTTCTTTACTCTGGTGGCGGTACTACTGGAAGTACATCAAATGGAAGACAGCCATTATTAGCAAATCAAATGGGCGCTGGTTATGTTATTTTTTCGCTTGTTTACTCAACATCATAAGGAAAAACAATGTCAACATTCACAGAAACAAAAACAGTAGACCAAATCACAGTCACCGAAAACGGCATAGTCTTGTATCGGGAAGCAACACGCATCTTAAAAGATGGTGAGCAGATAGCGCAGACATTCCATCGTACAAGCCTGACACCAGCACAAGACTTAACAGGTCAACCAGCCAATGTAGTGGCTATATGCAATGCGGCATGGACAGCAGAAGTCATTGCGGCATATCAGGCTCAAGTAGCCCAACAAGGTGTCTAAATGACCACTACTTTGAACGCATCTACTGCTGGTGCTGGTGGCTTTATTGCTACTAGCGATAACTCTGGCTCATTAGCACTACAAACTGCTGGCACTACTGCGATTACTGTTGATGCTAGTCAGAATGTGGGGATTGGTACTGCTTCGCCATCTAGTTACGGAAAGTTTGCTATCCGTGGCGGTATTACAGCAAGCATCAACGGAACAAACTTTTCTGGTATTTCATTTGAAACATCGGATGCCGCAAACAGTTCTTTTTATATAAATCACACAAGCGGTTATGCAAACCTTATGGGTGATGCGGGGCTTGCTTTATATACAGGCAACCCAACTGTACCCGCAGAGCGTATGCGTATCGACACTAGCGGTAATGTGCTGGTGGGGACTACAAGTGCTTTATCTCAAACTGGTAGAGCAACATTTGTTGGCACTGGAAACGCAATAATTACACAAGTAGCAAATGGAAATACGGCATTTCAATCTACAAATACAAGTGGTACTGGTTCTTACTATGCCGCTATTTGGGGTAACAATGGAAACTCTTTTTCTACTTGCGGAACAATACAAGTAAGTGGTTCAAATACTTCATACAACACATCATCTGATTATCGACTAAAAGAAGATGTGCAACCCATGACGGGTGCATTGGCAAAGGTAGCATTACTAAAGCCCGTAACCTATAAATGGAAATCTGACGGAACAGAAAGCGAAGGCTTTATTGCCCACGAATTAGCAGAAGTATGTCCACACGCTGTTTCTGGTGAAAAAGATGCGTTGAAAGAAGATGGCTCAATCATGCCCCAAGGCATTGACACATCATTCTTAGTAGCAACACTAACAGCGGCTATCCAAGAACAACAAGCAACAATCAACGCACTAACCGCCCGTATAGTGGCTTTGGAGACAGCATGACTGTAATCATTGATGGAACGGCTGGTATCACATTCCCAGTAACAGCGGGTAGTGCTTCTGCGGTGCAAGCATCTTCTGGTAGGGTGTTGCAAGTTATTAGTTCTAGCATATCGTCTAGTCAAACAACAAGTAGCACTTCTGCTGTTGCTTCCAATTTAATTACAACAATTACACCTTCTTCTGCTACTAGCAAAATACTTATTTTTGTTAATGGTGGTGCGATAGATTCAAATACATCAAGTAATCTTCAAACAACATACATTTATAGAAATATTGCTAGTTCGGGATATTCTCTTTTAAGCCAAATGCAAGTATTTTTTTACACAAGTGGAAATGCTTTTGGTGGACATTCCTTTAATTATTTAGATTCTCCATCTACTACTTCTTCAATATCGTATCAACCTTACTTTAAAGTTAGTGGTGGTTCTGGGTCTGTTTGGTTTAACAATAATAGTGGTGTAGTATCTTTAACGCTTATGGAGATAGCCGCATGAATAAACAACAAGCAATTTACGCAACGCATAGCAATGTCGTTACTATTCGTGGTGACAATGCTTTTGACGCTAATGGCAATCCCGTTACCTATGACGAAACAGCAGTTCAAGCCTATATCGATGCTCATGCCTACATAGCACAACGTCAACAAGCATATCCAAGCATCCCAGAGCAGTTAGATTTAATCTATCACCAAGGGCTAGACGCTTGGAAATCGGCTATACAAGCAGTAAAAGAGGAGTTTCCTAAGTGACCCCTGAACTGCAAAAGTATTATGAATCCCGCTTTGACATGATGTCAACGGACGGGTGGAGGGACTTAATGGAGGATATTGACAACATGATAAATTCGTTGAACAATATTAGTACAATCCCTGATGAAAAAAGCCTACAATTCAAAAAAGGCGAACTTTCTATCCTAGTTTGGCTGAAAACCTTA